CAATGCTTTCGTACAAAGGAAGTCCAACCTTCATATTCATAACGTCTCCAGCCTTCATCCCGATCACGAGGAGTTGGGTAAGCTGTTGCAACTGTTGCAGTGTGAGTTCGATCTTAATCATGCGGCAGGAGCTTCGACAACGGGAGCTTCGGGCGCAACAACTTCCACCTCAGGAGCAGGCGGAACCGGCACCCACGGCAGCGGCGGAGCGATGACCGGCGGGTTGATCTGGTCGTTGATCTGCTGAGTGACGTTCGCTTCGATGGCCTTCTGATCGACTCCATTGGCGAAGCACCAGTCCAGCACCTGCGCTTCGGTCAACTTGTCGTAAGGAGTGAATCCAGAACCACTCGGAGGCGCGAAACTGCACGAGCCGTAGCAGGTGCCGCTGTACTGATCCTGCGTGCCGTTGCAACGCCAGTCGGCGGTGATGACGACATCGGAGTAGGTGCCTTCGACTTTGCGGACGAGAAGGCGTTCGATGATCCAGTTGAGAGTAATCATGGTGGTATGAATTAGGCGTTAGCGATGGTGGTGACAGTGCCAGAGCTTCCACGGTACTTCAGCGCACCGGCTTCGACGTAGAGCTGGCCCATACCAGCCGGAGAGGTGCTAGGAGCTGTTCCATCAGCGATTCCTATTACTTTTGCGGCAGAGGTTCCGAATGTGCTAACCCCCACGCCCACGTTGCCGGGATTATCAATGGTAACCTTCATGGTTCCATCATTTCCTGAGAAAGTCAGGATGTTGTTTCCAGCAGATCCGATCCATCCACCAAGCTGGTTCGCGCCATTCTTAACACCAATAGAAAACGCATTGTTCGATGTAAACAACGCCCGAGTGTCAGTGCTTCCACTTCCAACTTCAAATCTGTATAATGAAGGCACAACCCCCACGCCCAGCCCCGTGGCATTGAGGGTCATTCGAGTGCCGCCTGCGCCGTCGTACCATGAGAACACACCCAACGGGGCAATGCGGTATTGCGCCAAGCTGTTGGCAGCAAACTCCAACGTGTTAGTCGTCGGAAGATAAAGACCGTTTGTCGGGATGGAAGATCCGGTGACGGTCAGGCTGGCAGCAGTCGCAGCGCCGGTGATGGTGGCGGAGGCGAGGGTGGCGGTGCCGCCGGAGCCGAGGAGTTGATTGATCGTCGACTTCTTGGTCGTGCCGCTGGCGGCCATTGACGTATCGGAGACGTCGACGATAACCAACGGGTCGGCCGTTGGATCGACTGTTGAAATGGCCGTTAAGGCCGTGATTTTGGAGTCTGCCATATCAGTAAACGGTGAGGATGAACTTGTCGGAGTTTTCGGTTAGTAAAAGGTCGGTGCCATCTTCCAAAGCAATTCGGTCGTAGGTGCCGAACGAGAAAACGATCTTACTGGAGGCATCTTCCTGCAGGACGAAGAACTCGTCCTCCTGGAGCATATCGCGCCGCAGGATCGGTAGATCGAAGCCACCGGCATCGCCGGAGGGCGCTCGATTGGTTCCGATGCCGATGCCAAGTCTCATGTGTTAGGCGGTGCGAGCCAGGAATGCCACGGCCTTGCCAGAGGCTAGTTGAAATTCGGTGATGTTACCGACGAGTGGGAAGCCGGCCGGCAGGGTGATGCCGGTCCAAGTCCCAGAGATGCCGGTGCCTGTGATCGAGGTGAAGACGGTCGGCTCAGCCGGAATCACGGCCGAGAAGTTGCCAGTCTGGGCAGCCGTGGTGGTCACCGGGAAGAATCCCTGGCGCCCCATGCTGTATTCCATCGAGATGTCTGCTTGAACGGCCATTTTGTTTTTCGGTTAGAGGGGAGGCTGCCAGCGTATCCAACAGCCTCCCCAATTTCGGTTTGTTAACCTTTTCGAACTTTCGGTGCCAGGGCTCCCTGTATCCACAGGATGAGCTTGCCTCCTTCGGGAACGGTCGCGGTGTTGAAGCCGTCGCGCTGGAGTGTCGCGTCGACTTCGGGACCAGAAACGAGCTTGGTTTTGCCGTTCTTGTCCACCGAGATGGTAGTTGCGATTCTCATGGGTCAGCCGATTAGGCGGTGATGAGAACCTCGGCCTGCGTGGTGTCCGCGGCGGCTGCACCGAACATGATGTCGTAAGACGCCATATGAGCGCGGGAAGCGCGGCTGTACCAGACAGACAGCAGGACCGAGAGGCCGTTGGACAGCTCGACCGTGCGCTGCTCCAGGAACTCGCCGGCGATCATTCCGACCGGGAGGCCCGAGGCCACCGCGATGGCGTCCTGGCCGCAAACGAAGCCGGCGGTGTTGGCGATAGCGCCGGTCCAGTCGTTCTGCTCCAGGATGTTGTTGAAGCCAAAGAAACCGTTGTTCAACGGGCCATATCGGCTGTCAGGGAACGGGTTGGTTCCAGCGGCAGCGGTGAACTGACCGGAGAACATCAGGCGAGCCAGGTGGCCACCGTCAAGCAACAGCAGCTTCTGGCGGTAGTTCTTGGCCAGGGCCAGGATCGCCGGGAGGTCGGAGCTGTCGAAGTTGGCGGCCGTGCCGATGGTGGTTCCGGCGCCGTAGTTGCCGGAGGTCATGACAGCGGTCACCTTCTTGGAGATGGCCAGGGCGAAGATCTCAGCGGAGCCCTGGGACAGGTCGGAGAGGGCAAAGCCCTGGTTCAGCTCCTGCTGGGTGACCGTGAAGGTCTTGGTGATCTGGTTCACCGTCACCGAGGTGGCGGCCAGAGTGGACTGGTTAGCGGCGCCATCCTCGAAGTTGGTGGCGTTGTCGACCGCGGCGTCGCCGGTGGTGAACTTCTTGACCTGCACCGTCGCACGGGGGCGGAGGTTATCCAGGCCGACGTTGCGGGTAAAGTTGCTGATCATGGCCAGCTTGGCGCTGATCACGGTGATCACGGCGTCGGCGAGATAATCGACAACCAAGCCGGAGGCGAAGGTGTTTGCGGCCTGGGGAGCGATCAGCGCCGACTGGCGGAGCAGCTCGCTGTGGTTCTCGATCAGGAAGCGCTGGCGCTCGGCACCGGCGCGGAGGCTCTTGTGCTTCTCCAGGAGGGGGTTGCCAAGGTTCTGGATCACCGGCCGGAGAGGCTCGGGGGCAGGCGCGGCGGTGATAGCCTTGGCGCTGATGGCGGCGGCAACGGCCTTGGCCACGATGGCGTCGATGTCGAGGGCGGACGGCGCACTAGGAGCGGCCGCCACCACGGTGTTTGATTCAGTCATGTTGTGTGGTGTCTGCTGTGATGTCGGCGCGGTTGTCGCGCCATCGGCGGCAGCGTCGGTGCTGCCGGTCGAAAGTTTGTCGTCCGGAGATTCATCCGGGGTCTCGCCCTCCTCGATTTCGAGCTGGGCATAAAGCGCTTTGAACCAATCACGGCCTGCGGCGCCTCCCCAAAGGTTGGCTGCCACGTCGGCCGGTGTGTTGGGCTCGGCTTCGAGGAAGCGTTCGTTGCGTCCCCACCAGGCGTTGGCTGTGCGGATCTTGTCCTCGGTGGGCGCCTCACCGGCCACCATGGCCTCGGCGTCCAGGACGGTCTGTTTCTCAAGGCCATCACCGGCGAGGCCTTCGGCGTACTGCTCCAAACCGCGGCGGAGGTTGTTTCGGACAGTCTCGGGGGCGGTCTTGGTGACAGCCCGGGGATGCCAGCAGGCGGCGATGGCCATCTGCTCCTCGGTCATCTTGTCGGCCAGGCCAAACTGGATGGCCTCCTGGGCGGTGAACCAGGTCTCCTCTTTCATGGCAGCCCGGATCTGAGAGGTCGGGCGGCCGGTGACCTTCGAATAAATACCAGCCAGCACCTCGGCGTGCTGATCCAAGGCATCGGCCATCTTCCTCATTTCCTCCGAGGTGCCTGCAACCATTCCGGAGGGGTCGTGAATCATAAACAAGGCCGCATCGGCGATCTCAACAGTGTCGCCGGCCAGGGCGATGATCGAAGCAATCGAGGCAGCGATGCCAACCACCCGGGTGGTGACAGGCGCCTGCCGGCCCCGCAGCATATTGTAGATAGCCAGGCCATCCCAGACGTTGCCGCCGGGGCTGTTGATCTCGATCACCAGGGGGCCTTGGCCGACGTCCTGCAGGGCCTGGCTGAAGGCCTTGGCCGAAATACCGGAGCCACCGAACCAGTCCTCACCGATCTGATCGAAGATTTGGAGGGTGGCCGGCTCCGAGGCCGAGGCCCGGGGCTGGTAGGAAAGCCAGTTGTTAATCTTGGTCATTCTGATTTCTTGGCTCTGGGTTTCCGTTTCTTGGCCACAGCAACCACCTCCTGGATGGGTTGGGCCGGGATCTCCTCGGGCATTGTCCCAGAGGGCTCTGCCTCGGCAGCCATCTCGGCTGGCTCGGGCGCGATAGGCTGCTTCTGGGCGGTCGAGATCTCAGAGACATCGAGGCCGTACTTAGTGGCCAGGTCTTGGATGTACCGGGCTTGCTGTGCCTTAGCCTCCAGGGCGGATCGCCAGTCGATGCCTCGGGCGCCGTAGATCTCGTCGTAGGTGGTAACACCAGCACCTAGCTCAGCGAGCTGTGCAGCAGAGTTGCGGCCCACGTCGACGTTGGGAGCCCGGGGTGCCTGGATAGCGACCTCGTACCAGTCGTCGGGTGAGTCTCGCAGGGTGGGATCGGTACGGATGGCGTATTCCATCACATACTCCCAGATCCTACGGGCGGCCGAGGCCATCACCTGGTGACGGCTGCGGAACCACACTGAAGACATATCCAGGGCGCCACGGTAGACCGTGCCCTGCATTCCTTCTGGGAAAACCAGGACGTAAGGGATGCCGACGCCGGCGCACACCTTCTCGGTAAGGCTGCGCCAGTATTCGCGCATGTTGACGTTGGGGCGGTCGGCTTGGAACTGCTCGAACTCGTCCCCGGACTTCAGCACCTTGACCGTGCTGCCGAATACGTTCTCGTAGTAGGTCTGGGCGGTGCCCTGACTTCCAACCACACCAGAACGGAGGCTGCTGGCCTGCACCTCACCGGAGCTGGTCTTAATCACCTGGGCCACGCTGGAGGCGAGCTTGCAGGATTCCATTTCCAGCTTCTGAAGGTCGTCCAGGTCGTGCAGGTCGTTAATGACGCACGCCACGAATGGCAGGCCGCGGAGCTGGCCGGCACGCTGGGCCTCGTAGATGTGGACGATGGAGTCGGAAGATATTGACCGGATCTCGGTGAGTTGGCCTTGGTTCGTTTCCTGCCCAATAAAGTAGGAAAGAGCGCGGCCTGTTTTGGTATCAAACCGGACTCCATCGAAGATATCCGGAGATTGATCCTGGCCGGTGGGTGTGGCCACCTGTTGAGGTTCGATGAGCTGAAGACGGGGGCGGCCCGAGTCTCCCTTGGTCAGCAGCAGGAAAGATTCGCCATCGTAGAACCATCCACGGGCGGCCAGGCTCATCAGAGTTCCGAAAGACTGCCGGGATCCGATGTCGGGATAACGGCTCCAGGTGTCCCACCATTTCTTCGCTCGGAGATTCCAGTCGGGATCCGAGGAAGCCGGCTGCACCGAGAAGTTGCTGCCGACCGTGTAGTTCTCGAACAAGTCACCGAGGCGATTCATCACCGCGTTGTTCTGCTCGAAGAATCGGGACTTCCGAACGATCTGCTGCCGGGTCGAGGCAGTGACGTCGAACCGCACCGAGGTGTAGCTGGTGTCCAGGAAGGAACGGCGGATCGAGTTGGACGCGCCCTCGTATCGGTCGACAGGGGCCGACCGAAACTTAGCCAGGATGTTGTCGAGGAATCCCATTAGGTCATCCCCGTTCTGATGGCGCCCTCTCGACGGAAGTTCGAGAAGTCACCGCCGTAACTGGTCACAGCGACCAGGACGACGGCCATCATCTTGTTGAAAATCTGGGTATCGGTAGGAGCGGCGATGCCGTCCTGGCCGAGTAGATAGACCGCCAGCTCGTAGTCGGCGATCAGGCTTTCCCACATCTCGACCATCTCGGACGGGGTGGGGGCGCCTTTGCCGGGCTCTGCGAATTCGACTGAGACATCCGAGGAAGATGTCGACCGAACAACCTGGCCGGATTCAATCACCGAGGCCGCGGCAATGACCTTTGAGGTCAGGGCGGCCAGCAGTGTCGCGCCACCGAGGGCGCTGTAGACACTGCGAAGATAGGCACGCTTGATTGCGACCGTGAAAGTGAACACCTCGGGCTGGAGGCTCCCACATTATTTCACCTGTTCAATGGCTTAGCTAAGGCTGGACATCACTTGACGTAAGATCATTCCAGAGCATGACCATAGCCAGTTGCATGATCTCGCAGTCATGCAGATGGTCGGGCCACTTTTGGTTGCGCTTCACCCAGACGTGTTTGATCCGGCCGGCGCGGTTGGCTTGGGGGCGTAGCAGGTGAGAGTCGAGGTGCCGCCAGTAGAGATCCGGATCGGCCACATAGGCGCCTTCGGCCTGCACACTAGGCGGCTCCTGGTGAACGCCCCATTCCCGGTCGATGTCTCCCTTTCGAAGTCTGGACAGCATATCCCGGAGGTGCTCGGTGTCGAACACCAGGAGGGGCTGCACAACGTCGGTGCGCATCGAGGAGGACGTCGACAGGCCGAACGGGTGCACGGCGCCAGAGTTTGTCGTAAATCGGGCACCAGTCTCTCGGCCTTTGAGCGGCAGCCATCCGACCAAGGCAGGCTTTCGGAGGCCGCCTTCCGGCGGGAACCTTAGGCCGCACGGGTAGCTGATGGGGTTGGATGTGATCGAGGAGTAACTGCCGCAGGCATCGTAGACCGTCTGCGTGTTAAATCCCGAGTCGATGCCCACATCCATGTCGTGCACCTCCAAAGCCACCTGCACTCGGCGAAGGGCGGCAAAGTCATCGGCGTGGCCGGCAGCCACCAGGGTGCTGTTTCCGTCCTTCCATTCCCGGCAGACCCACCACAGGAACGGCGCCACAGCCTGGACGTCGGCAGTCAGGTAGCGGCGGCCTCCGGTGATAGAGACAGCAGCCGATGCCTCGGGGCGCTCCTGCTGCACGTCCTGCTGCTCCCAAGGCTCGGCCAGATTGCCATTGATGAAGCCCTGAAGGCCGGCCATCGAGGATTTAGCTTCGAGGAAGGCCACGGCGAGGTGTCCCCAGGTGCACTTGCGGTCGGGGCTGTAGAGGCTCGACAGGTGGTAGGAACGCACGCCAGGCATTGCGTTGGGATTCTCCGGGCGCCATTGGCCGTGCCGGAGGGCTGCCACCTTGTGGGCGTCGGTGATCTTACCGAGGCAAAGCTGGCAGACGTAGTGCGCGGAGGCCCGGATCTTGGCCAGGTCGTGCTTGCCGTCCTCGGTCTTGGCGTCGTCCCAGGTCACCTGGCGCCATTCGAGCTTGATCAGCTCCCGGCAGTGTGGGCAGGGCAGGTAGTAGCGCCGCTGGTCGCCTCGAAGGAATCTCTGCCAGATCCGGCCTTCGACCACCGTGGGCGTGCTGGTCATGAAGGCCTTGGAGCTACTGAAGGACTTCAGGCGCTGCTCGGCCAGATCCAGGGCGTCGGCCTCCTTGGCTGTGGCCTCGGCGAACTTGTCCACCTCGTCGGCGATCAGCACCCGTACCGGCCTGGAGGCTAGGTTGGCCGGGCTGTTGGATCCGACAAAAGTCAGGGTCGACCGGGTGAAGTTCTGCTCCAGGTTGGTGATCTTGTCGGCCTCGGCCGGGAAGCACTCTAACATCGTCGGGCTGTCCTCCAGCATGGGGAGCCAGCGGGACTTTGAGAAGGATCGGGCAAGATTCTCGGAAGGCATGAGCCACAAGGCCGGGCTCGGCTCGTTGGCGATCAGCCAGGCCAGGCCGGCCATCAGGGTGGTGGTCTTGGATGTCTGGGATCCCCAGCACAGCGTCACTTCAGAGACCGATGGGTTCTTCCAGTCTTCCATGGGTTCCCGGGTGTAGGGCCGTACCGAGGTTGAGAATGGCCCAGGGTGCTCGGTCTGCCGTTGTGTAAGCCGGAGGTTGGCCTCGGACCATTCGACCACCGTCTGCTGCGGGGTGGGCTTGTAGAGGTTGCGGCGATAATCGAGCAGGTTGCGCTGGAGGTCGGTCAGGTTTTCCATGGGTCGGTATTGTGTAACGTCTTAAGGCAGACCTCCTGGACCCACCTGGTCAATTCACGCTCGGCGTGCTCGGGGTCGTGCGGTGCTATCCGGCCGGAG